CCAGTAACATTCAACCCAATATTGATGTTTGAATCCGCTTTTGCTTCCACTTTTAGTGGTTTCGAATAAGCGGTTTGTATGTCTTGAACTATTTTAGTTTGAGTTTCGTTTACCGAAGTTTGGAATCTTGTTTCAAAATCACCTAAAGTTTTAAATATATTTTCACCTAATTCTTTAGTTGATTTTACCATCATTTCTCTGTCCCCTGATAACCCACCCTGAACTATCCCTGAAACAGGTTGATAAATTGATTCTTGATCCTTTCTTTGTTGTTGTGTGGTTCCAATAACTTCAGAAGTGCTTTTTGCAATATTCTTATACGCACTTGATACTTGTCCATAAAACTTACTTAATGTTGGTGTAGTTGCCTTAGCAAACTTTGTCGCCACTACTCCACTTTCTAACAAATTTTTAATTTGTGTTGTTTCATCTAATTGGTTTTGTGCTAGTTCCTCAATACTTTTTGACGATTCTTCGTTTGCCTTTTGTAATTCTTTTATGTCGTCTGGTGTAAGTTCCTCTACCTTTTTTTCTTCAATTTTTCCTGTTTCCGAATCTTTTACTTTGATAGTCGCAACACCATCTTTCATTTGTGCCATGGACGCGATTAATTCCTTAGTTTCTTGATTACCACCAACAATGTCAGGCATTTTAATCTGTTTTAATTTCATTTCGAAATCCGCAGATTTTAAAGCCATTTTCGAAAATTCTTCAGCAGTCATTCCTACGGCAGAGGCTACTTCTCTCATTCTTCTTTTAGCACCAGGTAAAATTTCCATCTTTCCTGTTTTTTCGTTGAATGTTGTAAATTCCTGTCCAAGTTTAACCATTTCTTTCTGAAGGGCTTCAGGATCGTTTTGCGCCATGTCCATAGCTCTTAAAGGATCAAGTAATCCTGATGATGTAACACCAAGTCTTTGAAGTGCCGATGACATGTCTATTGCTTTTTCAGGACTAAGTAAATCTTCGGCAGTTTGAAATACTTTGTCCATTGATATTCCCAACCTTTCCGAAGTGGCAGCCATTTTAGCCAATCCTACAACTCCATTTTCAAAATTAAATGTATTTATCTTGGCCAAATTAGAAACAACTCCTTCTGAAACACCCTTTACTGACACACCTACGCTTCTGGCGTAATCCGTAACCTTTTTCATTTCTTCACCTACATCGTATATTGATACACCAACACCACGAAAGTTTTCTGCTAATGTCCCTACTGCCTGCCCTGTTACTTCTGCGGCGGCGGTTACTTCTATAATAGCTTCTTCTGTAACACTTGCCGTAGTTCCCAACCCCTCCATAATACTTGTCAAATTTGTAGTTATTTCTGACTCACTCAATCCCATTTTGATTAGTTCGGGTCCTGCATTTGCCATAGTATCCTTGAATTCATCCATTCGGTTTTTTGCTAAACCAAATGTTGATTGTATTTTGGTTCCATATTCATCCATGGCTTTGAATGCCGCAGAATCCAATGGATTCATGGCATCTACCAGCGAATCGAAAGTATTTTTAATTTGACCTGTAATAGCTTCCATATTTAATGAAAAGGCGTTGAAAGTTGTATTTGTAGAATTGGCCATGTTTGAAAACATTTTGGTTTGTTTCGTAGTCCAATCTTCATTCGCTTTGGTTGTTTGCTCTTGTAGGCGTGCGTATTCTTCCTCGTCCATGGTTTTTACTTTATAAATACCGTTTTACAAATTATTTTTTGTTGTCTTCCACGTATTTATTAACCAAATACTTTCTAACGTAAGTTGGCATATTCATAAACTCAGAATATTGTGTTCGAAATATTCTAGAAAAATAATAAAACTCGTCTAAGATTACAGTTTTATACTGATAGGAAAGGCCGAAAAAACTCCACCCCAAAAGTAATGTCGACCATTACTCTTTCTCCTGACGGGGCGATTACTTCTCGTGATAGATCTAATCTAGGTTCGTTGTCTAATAAAAATCTTCTGATATATTTCGAATCTCCAATTGGCATTTGTTGGACGAAAGTTGAAATTTTAGATTTATCTTTTTCCCCATCCAACTCAACGATATGGTATAATAATTTTGTGGTAATAGAAGGTGCGGTTCGTTCAGACGGATATGATTGTATTATTCTTGTGATTTCTACTTTGTCAGAACTAGTTAAAAATTTTAATTTAACTTTTTTTCCTGACACAGGGAGTGTCGTTTCTAAAAGACCTTCATTGTTTGGAAGAACGTTAGTTTTTTTAATGTTTAGTTCATCTAATAGGATAGTTGCAAGGAATTTTTCGTCATTTGACGGATCTATCGCCGTAATTTTATATTCAGGTCCAAAAGATGTGTTTCTTAAAAAAAGTAGTATCGCTTCAACATCACCGTCTAATAATTCTTCAGGTCGAAGGTCTCTTTCATATAACTTGTTTCTAAGTAAAGGAAGAATAATACTTTCTTGAATACTTTTTTTAAAGTCGGCTTCTGCAATAATATTTTCATCCATTGCAGTTAAATAACCAACTTTAACCGATTTCTTTTTTGATTTGTAAAAAATTCCTCCCGATGGTAGTTGGACAACATCGTGTGGTAAATTAAATTCTGCTTGTCCTGCTTTATATACATCTTCTTCCATATTTCTTTTTATTATAAAAATAAAAAAGACCTACCACTAGTAAAGTGAATAGGTCTTTGAAATAGAAAAAAGTTTTATATTAATATACCAATATACAACGGTCCATTCTCATGTTACACGAAATTTTTGCCAAACCGTCAGTTGAATATGATAGGGCTCCTCCATCATAACCAGTTAAAAATGTCCCTTCTAATATCCATTTTTCAACAACAACTCCTGTTGGGTCCAACATTTCAAGGTCAACATTTTTTTTGTAACCTGCAGCATACCCCATACGACCAGTTACTGACTCAGCACATAAACGGATCCATTCCATAACCGCCTGAGAAGCTGAAGGACCAATTGGGTCACGAAAAGTCACAGGAAGTTCACCCCAATTAAATCTACCCGCAAGAAAGGTTGAAGTATTCAAGAATTGAATTTCCGTAGCTTGAATAGTAAGTTTAGGTCTTGATGTCGTCTCAACATACCACTCGTTAATACCAAGTGATGATGGAAACCTCAAGATCCATCGGTTCTCCCTTTTTGGTTCGTAGGGAATCGGCATTTTCATTAATAAATCAGCCATGTTTTATTTTTTAATTTTGTTTTATTTTTTATTATAAATACTGTGAAAATAAATTTTTTCTATTTACTTCCAATATTTTTCAAATTATATATTAACTAGTCTGGTTTTTTACTCAAATTTAGTTTTTACTCCTCCTCCAGTATGATAAATATCTAATCCACTTTCATCATCAAAATGTTTTTTCATTGCTTGAACATTTTTTAAATCATCATCTGAAAACCCTATATAAGGTGTAAAGTAGTTTGAAATTTTGTTTTTGAAATATGCCTTTTCTTGTAGTCTATGAGATAGATTTTTTACATACTCCATAAATTGTTTCATTGCACTTACTTTAAGTTCTTCGGGATTGGCGGCCGAACCTTCACCAAAACTAACGGGGTGGTATTTACACATTTCTAAATATGTTTCTATAAGTTCGTCGTCTGTTAAATCCTCCTCATCAGTTATATCTCTATATTTTCTAAGGTTTTTAACAATTTCTTTTTTATTTAAACCATACTTGTTCTTGTTGATTAAGTTGTAAATAGTATCTTTTAAAACACTAGGGGTATGTCCTCTAGCGGTAATTATTGCAAAAATTGAACCGTTATTAACAGCCTCAACAAAATCGGACCATGCTGGACCAATTTGAGCAGTCATCGCATCAGTCATAAACTTTTTATCACCCGAAACACGGAAATCTCTAAAAGCATCATCGTCAAAATCCACAATTATGTTCCCCTCATATTTAAAAGGTTTTTTTCTTATTTCAGATCGATACTCTGCAAAATCTTCAGTGGACATACCAACAACCTTTCCCTTGTCACTTTTTAAATATATTTTAGTTGGCATATACATTAAGTTATCATCCCAGTCAAACGCATAATATTTCATAGTTGGTTTTAATTGGTCTTGAATAATCTCTGATATAATTTTTTTTACTTTACTAGAATAACTCATAACAATAAATATCACTAATATAAAAAAAGGGGAGAACACCGTCCCCCCCTTTTTTTTATTTAACCAACTTATATATTTTCAAATGATGCTCCCGTTGGTGTGATATAGAACGTGATGTCTATAAATTCAAGAGCTCTTGTAGGTTTGATGTAGATCTTACCTGTTAATTGGTTTCTATCAATATCTTCAGGATCAGATGAAACCGTCACTCTAAAGTCATATAAACCTCGATCTCGTCTAATAGCATCTAAGATAGGATTGACCGCATTTAAGAAGTCTTGTCTAACTTGTGCATCGTTTTGTTCAAACAATAATCTTACCGATACTGCCGAAATCAATTG